GACCCCGGTGAAGCGGTGGAAGGGCTTGTCCGCGGTGAGGATGTCACCGAAGTAGCGTTCTACGGTGAAGGAGCGGCGGGTGGTGCCGGCCTTCAGTTGGTCAGTACCAACGGTCGGTTCGTCGGTATCCCAAGTACCCCCCAGCAAGGCCTCAAGGATAACGTCGAATGAGCCGTAGCTCAGCTCGATGCTGATATCCCCGCCGACCTGGCGAGCACCGTGGCGGAAGTCGGCAATCTGCCGGTCATCCCGGATCTCCTCCGACTGCAGGGCTTCTTTCGAGAGGCCCAAGGTAGTGCCGGTGTGTCGAATTATGTCGAACACCGGGGTTGCCGGAGTCACCCCGTAGGTGGTCTCCGGAACGAATCGCATGCTGTGACGGCTGCCGTCTGCCATTTTTAGAATCCTCCAGGTTAACGCGGAATGAGAGCGTACCAGCTGATGGTGATACTCACCCTATACCAGCCGTCTACCACCCGTCCGGGAGAACGCCCGCAGCTCAGGATGACAGCTTCCTGACCATTATAGGCCGGCCGAGCCCCGGCTGGAAAGGAGGCACGGATGTTTTCGTAGTCACTTCTTGATGCGGCGTCGCCTTTACCGACCGGATAGTTCAGGTTGATCTGTATAAACCCATCTACCATGTCCTGCCCCTCGGCCCCCAATGTTTCCACGGTTGGGCTATTCGGCAGGAAAAAGACCTCAGCCCACTTAGAGTTCGAAGGTGGGGTGAACTTCTCGTTTTCGTAGCCCGTCGGGATAGTGCCTAGACTTGTGGCCACTGACCCTATCAGCGCACGCTGGATATCCGAAAGGCTCATAACCTTGCCTCCCTTACGGCTTGGTTAAGGATGCGACGAAAACGAATCGCGTTCCGGCGCATCATGCCCTGCGGGGCCTTCCTAGACCAACCGTCAAACTCGATACGGTAGGCGTAGGGCAGGTTATTCCGGAGGATCACGACATCAGAGCCTTTGCTTTGAGCCGCCATGCGCTGCACCTCGGCGATGGTCGCGGCTTCATCCCGGATACCGATGACGCCGGTAGCAGGGGAATTGATAGTGGTCTGCCAGTTCCCGCGCAGGCGCCCGGTCAGAACCGGGGTGTCTTTGATAACCGCGGAAAAGAGTTTGATGATGACGATACGCCGAATGCGATCCAAGCGGTCTTTGGTCTCCCTGTTAAAGCGCCCAAGCGTAGCAGAGAATCTCATACTCGCACCTGCAGCTTGAAGAGGACCGGGGTGCCGGCTGGGTTGACCGTCTCCACGTCTATGATCGTCCAGGCCCGACCGTCGGCGATGAGTTGGTCTTCCTTCGTCGGGGTCACCACCCCGGCCTCAATCAGGGCCTTGCGGTCACCGCGCTGGATCAGATCGGAGGCCGCAAAGAAATCCTTGTAGCCGAGCAGCACCCCGTTGACTGTGTAGTCCACAGGGGGCATCTCGGTCACGGTGCCAGCAGCCGGGTCGCTGGACGTTACGCCCTTGCGCCGGATGGTCATCTGCTGGCCCTTGTCGGTCAGCAGTTTGGTGGCGGTGGCCGCCAAGCCGCTGTAGAAGGTCATACCCGAAGGCTCCGCAAGCTACCAAAGAGGCCGCTCTTGAGGAGCGGCTTGAGCAGGGCTTCGGCCTTGGTGAAGATCGGCTGGGGGTTGTTGTCCCCTGTCTCAGCGTACTGCACCTGGACCACGTCCACCCGTTCCATGACGACCTCGCGCCCGGTACCGGTTGGCATCAGGTCAGTGTCCTGGGCGTCAATGGCCAGCTGCGCCTGAGCATCCTTGAGGACCTGCGGGATGGTGTCGTCGGCCAGCGCGTAGCCGTCGAGCGTGGCCCCAGTGCGGGGCCACTGCAGGGAATTGGTTGCGGCGGTCTTGAGGCCTTGGAAGTCCCCTCGATAGGCTTCAATGAAATCCATCGCCTTGATCAGTAGGGCTTCGACGTCACCATCTGCAGCCGGCAGGGTAAGACCCCGCGCAGCCGCGTAGGTGCGGGCTGCCGCCACGTCGATGTAGCTGTTGGCCCCGGCTACCCCGGAGCCGTCCTCGATAGTCAAGGCCATGGTGGGCTACCTTACTTCTTCGTGGCGGGGGCCGGGGCCGGGGCCGCGGGCTTGGGTTGGGCCGGGGCGACCGGGGCTTGTGGCGAGGGCGCCACCGGGGCCGTTTCCTTCACCGGCTCCTCAGCCTTCACATCCAGGACCTTGATACCCTTCACGTTCTTGTAGATTTCCGGGACCAGCCCAGCGACTTCGTCGCACTTCTCGACTGTGTCGTTCTTGGCCAGTTGGGCGTTGCGGAAGCGGGCTGTCCCCAGCTTCTCAGCGGCTTCGCGTTCGGCATCGGTCGGGACCATCCCGGCGATGAAGAACAGGATCACTTTCTTCGACATGTTCGTTCTCCTGGTGGATTAGAGGAACGGGGCCGAAGCCCCGTCCGTTCAGCTTACTGCGCCTTGACGAGGACGCCGGCCAGGTCCTTATCGGACGTGGCGTAGCGATCCCAGTTGGTCGCAGTACCAAGCGCCGCGTTGCTCGGGGACTTGCCACCGTTGGTCTTGTCCCACGCGAAGCCTTGAACGCTGACGTTGTACGACCACTCCGCCTGATAGGTGCGGATGATGTTCTCGTCGCCGTTCTTGGTCTCCACGTTGTCGGTGAAGTCACCGTTCTGGGTGACCAGTACCGCGCCGGGAGTCAGACCGAGGGCCGCGTAGGTGTCCGGGGTGCCCGTGGTGATGAGGTTGGGGCTATCGGTGACCACAAGGGGCCGGCCAAAGCCGTCCTCGATGACACGCACGTTACCGAACACGAACAGGCGGTTGGCGTTGGTCAGGGCTTCGCCGTAGATGTCGAAGGCCGACTTGGAGTGCATGACCCAAGCCACGATCGCACCAGTGCGGTCACCGAACTTGGCGGCGCCCTTGTTGAGTGCGATCAGGGACATGGTACCAGTCGAACTGTGGTCATAGACCACGTTGGTCACCTGGCCCACAGCGGCGGTGTAGCACATTACCGCGGTGTTGAGCATGTCGGCGACGGAGTCCTCCGCCATCTGCTTGCCCACCACGACGCCGGCTTCTTCCGGGCTGCGCTGAATCCACTTCATCATGCCCGGGTCGATACGGACCGGCGGGGTACCAGCAGCCACCTTGACCGAAGTCTCAGTCAGGTGCTCCAGCACCTTCTCGGCCACGGCACCGGAGCCGTAGGCATTACGACGACGGACCAGACCACTGATCTTGGCCCACATGGCCTCGTCAGAGTAGTCGCCCTGATGACTGCCCGACTGCAGCACGAGGCCGCCGCGGGTAGCCGCGTTGAAGAGACCGATCTGCTGGTCCTGCATCTCGGTCATGGTGGAATAGGCGTACTCTGAGAATACCGCCAAATCGGAAAGGGCCATGATTAACTACCTCCAGCTTCTTTGGATGCTTTGATGTGAGCAGCGATCTCTTTGGGAGATGCTTTCGCGTAATCGAGCTTACCCGGAGCACCGCTCCCGCTGTGGCCGCCCTCAGCACCGCTGCCGGAGGCCTTGCTCCCGATAATTATAGGCGCAAAGGAGGGATTGGCAACCATCTCTTTTTGCAGGTCCTCGATGCTGAAGGCCGACGGGTTACCGTCCTTGTCCAGTACGCGGGTGACCGCCTTACCTTCGTTGAACTCCGCCTTGAGGCGCGCCTTGATGTGGGGCAGGATCAGCTCGGGGGCATTACTGATCTTGCTGGCCATGGACTGGGCGACGTTGTCGACCAGCATGGTCTGGAGGTTGCCGGTCAGGGCGTCGATCTGGTCTGTCAGCTCCTTCTCGCGCTTGGCCAGCTTCTCCTTGTAACTGTTCTCCAGCTTCTCGACATCACCCTTCGGGATCGCTCCCTTGAGGATGCCATCGCGCTCCTCGGTCAGGGTATCCAGCTGGGCCTGCAGGTCACTGAGCTGCTTGGCCATCTTCTGCCGTTCGGACTTCTCATAGTCCTTCGCGCGCTTCAGCGCACCAACGCCCGGATGGTCGTCGATGCCTTCCACGTCCAGGTGGAACTTACCGTCATCGCCCTTCTTGTATTCGGACTTGACTGCGTCTGGGAGTCCGTCAAGGGACTCGAGGATTGCTTTCAAAGCCATGAGCACTGCTCCTAATAATGGGCCACCGGCCCGGGTTAAATACCCGCCCGCTGGAATGCGGTGGGCTCCAGTTTCCGCATCTCCTCGAGGGTCAGCGGTTCGAAGTTGCGCCCGAGGTTGAGCCGGGCGAACTCCTCGGCCGTCAAGCCACCATCCCGGAGCAACTTGCCGCGGGTCGGGCCGATGGCCGAATCTTGAAAAGCTTCAGGCTGGGTCTTCAGCCACTCGTAATAGGTAAGATCACCATCCACATAGCCGCTTGCGCTGGATCGGGTAGCCCCCTCGTCCAGAAAGTCGTACTTAGGATCAACCTCTGCCACTGTTGTACTACGGCATCGGATATGGACCGGGGGCCGCGGGCCTCGCCCCAGCTTAAAGACCTGGCCGTCCAGAGATCGGCAGGTAGGGGTCGTCTTGTTATCCAAAGTGGAGACCCATCGGTATCCCTCGATAACATCGGCATTGGCAGCCCAAGTCTCCATGCGAGCCGTCGAAGCCACGTGCTGGACAGCCGTACGGACCACGGCATCGGCGTTGCGCCCGATACGAGCGACGATCCCGTCGGAGTAGTTGAGCTTCTTGGTGCCGCGAATCGCCTGCACCAGTTGTTGATTCGTCCAGCCATCGGCATACCCCTTGCGAACCAGATTATTGACCGCGGCGATCTCCTTGGCGGTCCAGTCTTTGAGGAAAGGCTCCAACAGCTCCCCTGTGGCGGACAAGGGTTGGCTCAGGGCGGCTTTGTAGGCGGCTTTAGCCACAGGTACGGTCAGGCTGACCGCGGCGACGGCCTGCTCGATGGACTTGGCCTCGAACTCCGCCTCGTAGCCCGCCAGCTCCTCGAGGGCCGGCATAAGGTCGTCCAGCATCTCCAGCATGACCTTGACCTGCGCATTGCGGAGGTTAACCAAGGTCTCGTTGAGCTGCTTCTTGGTGAGGTCAGCCATGCTGGTGGAGCCAAGACCCCTGACCACCTCGGTGATAGCCTTTTCCAGCCGACGCAAGGCGGTGCCCATGCTCTTGACCTGACCGGACTTCAGGCGCTCCAGGTAGACCTGGTGCCTTGTCGCGATGTCCAGCAGGTGCTTGTCAGAAGCCATTAGCGTACGCCCCACATTCCCGGCAGCGGCAGCCGTCGGATACGATATAGAACAGATGGGAGCCGCAGTTGCACTCGAAGAACGCCTCCGGTGCGTATGGATGCTCCCACAGTCCCTTCATGGTCTTGCATTGTGGGCATTGTAACTGCCAAGTCCCCACCTCGGCAACCGCCACCCACTTATGCAGGCAGCAGGAGCAGACGGCTGGCCCCGATAGGTGGGGCCGCCTCTCACTAAGGTTGATTATTTCCGCCATTGCTCTGTGGATCCTTGTTCGGGTCAGCGTCCGGGTCCTGCTCCTGCTGCATCTGCTGGGCGTAGATCAGTGCGGCCCCCGCCCCCATACCGGAAGCCAGCTCCTCCTCGATGGCATCCTTCGCCTCCTCGTCGTCCAGATAGGCGACGTTGGCCCGACGGAGGTTGAAGCGCATCTCTTCGAAGGCGATGGCGCCGGCCTGCCACTCGGCGATCAGCTGGGCGCGGTCCTGAGCGGACATACGGCCGATCTCGAAGTCGGTGTTGAGGTCGAACTCCGGCTCCTGGTCTGTGCCGAGGAAGACCCCACACCACGTCAGGGCTGTCCGGTAGGCTGCGGCTACGTTCTTCGCGCATGTGGCCAGAATGGACACCTCGGAGGCCTCCTCCTGCCGGGCCTCGGTAGCCGTCCGCTGGACAGCCGCCTGCTCGACCAGCTTCGCGCCAAGCGCCACCATCTGGCGTTCCTTAGCTTCCATGGCCTCCTTCGGCATAGTGTTCGGGTTGGCTTGCAGCAGCCCCGCGGTTCCGCCCTGCGGGAGCGGGATGGCCGCCCGGGAGCCGAGGTGCACCTGGCCCTTGAGGACCTCCTCCACCCAATCCTTCGTCAGGCCGGCAAGGTACGGGGTCGGCTGCCCGACGATGTAGCAGGCCTCCTCGTAGTCGGCGCTGTTCCGATAGTGGGCGATGTTGAGGGTGGCCAGGTCATAGAGCGGCGGGAGGTCCACGTTCGGGTCGTTGTTGACCGCCCCGACGAAGGTAAACGGGATCTCTTTGAGGTTGTTGCCGCTGGCATCCAGAGGGTAGTAGTGCTCGTACTCCTGGTGGGTACCATTCGCCTCGCGCCAGATTTCGACCCGGTAGGCCCCAGTCTCTTCCTCAAGGCGGAGGACGCGCCACTGCTTGTCCGACTTCGCTTCAAAACCATCGTCCTCCACCACGTAGGACTCGGCGATGACCACAAGGGACAGGAGCTTCTTCGCGCCGACTGTCTTGGTCCGCCAGTTGATGATGTCCCACGGGTCGTACAGGATGATGGTCGGGCGTACCTTGCCGTCCAGCAGGTCCTGCCGGCTAGCAGCGCCTTCTACCTTTGGGTAGTCGACGAACATCCCACAGAGCGCGAAT